ACCGGCACGCCTTTATAGAAGTCCCCACCACAAGATTCGCGGAAGTAACCTTCCTTGAACGACTTGTTGATGTTAACCTTGAGAGCGTAGCTTTCAAGATACCGCACGACTACGTCCGTGTATTCTACGGGGATAATAATGTCGTCCCCATAGATGTCGATCATCTTAGAATACTTTTTGATCGACTTTGTACTTGGACGAATACCGTCTAGTTGGTGCATAGCACTCTGGATAAGCGTGTAAAAAACACAGGCCTCAACGGGAAAGCACATTGCTGAACCCATTGAAGCAAACTTACTCAGAATGATGTTCCGACCGTCGGGCAAAGTAGCGTGTAAAGAACGACAATCCTCTAGGTATTCGAGGATGCCTGAGTTCTTAAAGATTCGCTGAACAAGGTGCAGATGCACCCGATCAGACGCGTCTTTCAGGTCTAGCGTAGCTAGTCGTTTATCTTTACTACTACTGCAAGCGAGTCTCTGATTAACATCCTGCCGAATAAATCGGATAGAATGTTTAGTCAGCGGGTGGTACTCCAATATGGTATAACAATAGTCCTTTAAGGACTGCTGTGCATACTGAATATGGGAGGGTTCCAACGCAATGACTCGTGGTGCCGTCATAGTCTTAGGCACAAACACAATGCGAACAGGATCTTCGTCCTTAAGTTCGCAATATGTTACACCTTCGACATCTGACGATTCGCTCCCTAAACCACCGGCAAGCGCTGCGTATCCATAATTGGGATAACAGTGCAAGTCGGAGGGAAACGAAAACTCGGAGCGCTGGTTCCACTTGCGGATTCGATTGCGGGCATTTGCTCGCAACTTATCTGCAGTGTTCCCAGGCCCATGATGACAAACAAGGCTAGTGTAATCAATCTCAGGAAAAACCTGAGACCAAAGCACTTGAGCAACCTTATCAAGGTTTGCGTCCTTTCTCTCTACTTGAGAGGTCATCATGCGGAGTTCACCTTCTACGTCGACGAATTGTTGTGCAGCCTTAGCATTGCGCTTCGGACTGCACCCAATCTTAGGCTTCTTAAAGAACCTACAGATTTGACGAACCCAAAGAATGGAGTCCGTACAAGCATCGTCGCGTAGCCTACCATCCAACGTAAATATCCTCTTGAGCAAACCCCCGAGAAATCGAGGGAGCGCTCCATGCCTACTAAATGATGTAGGACATGAGAAGAGCCCGGTCTCGAGGCCTTTTTCAAGGGCATCGGAGATACCGGGGAGAGTTATCGTTAAAAACGATAACCCTTCATATTTACAACGACGTTCGAGAGTTCGAACGTCGCGTTCTACGGACAAGTCTAGGTCCAATGCTGCGTTATGCAGCAAGGCCTTGACGAGCATGGTCGGTCTTTTCACTGTCACCTCCATTAATAGATGGGATGGCAGGACCGTCTAGGCTACTCCACAGGGGAGCTATTTGTCGTCGCGCAATTTATCATGCGCGCCGAGGATGACGTAATTAAGAAATTCGAGAAACCGCCGAAGCAGTTTCTTTGATATCTTAATACTCACCGCCGAGCACCTTAAGGTAGTTGGCAGAAGTTAGCCAGGCCTTAAGACTATCGACCAAATAGCCGATCTCAGTGTCCGAAAACACACCGTTGCGTGGCTCGTCAATGACGAGATACACACTGGTGCCGGCAACGGCATTTACTGCCGAAATCGGATCCGTCGCAATCTTCGACTGCGACAGACGGACTTCACGACGAAAACGCTTTGCAGAAATATTCTGCTTCGTCGTCATCGTGGTGTTGCCATCAGCCGACGTATAAACGTTCTGCGTTGGACCTTGATTGGTCCGCGGAAGAGACGTCGCAACGCCGTTGATGGTCACAGACTGAGGATCAGTAAGCATAGAAGCTCCATTTTTACGCATTTACAGGGAAGTTAAAAACCCAGTATCTAAGCTAACTTGGAGATTCCAAGCGCCCCTAGAATACCGAGTTGCATACCAGAAAGCGAACTTTGCTTGGTATGGAACCCGAAAGGATCTCCCACGACGCGGTTCTTAGAGAACTTAGTCGCTGAGGAGTGGCCCCGGAACAAGACTGGTGTCCCATTACGCCTGTAGAAGCCAACAGTAGTATCTGTTACGATACGATTGCTGTACTCCTGCATAACGTAAAAGTGGTTTGCCGCGAGGCGCCCCACTATGCTGACGTTGAGGTTGTCAACCACATCGCCAACATTGGTAAACCAGTCAAGTAACCAACTCCACGGTATGGCATTATAAAGTTGAGAGGCTGACGGCAGGGTAACTCCCGCCAGATACCTTTTCAACTTTGCATTATAAGCCATATCAGTGGGACCCGCAGGTAAGTGATAGCGAAATTCGGCGGAAGCCCAACTTCGTACACTAGTGTACTGCGTATAAGTAGCCCTTGGCAACTGACTATAATATTGTGTAACAAACGAGGGAGAAACCCCCGTACTGCCCACATTATAGTTAGAAGCTAAAATAACAGGGTCACTTATAGATTCGCCTAGATTAATTCGACGGCGAATCCGGCGGCCAGAATCTCTATAGAGCTGAGCCATATGTTTCTGAATCTTCTGTTGAAGAGTCAAAAGCTTTTTGGCGTCAGAAAGAAGGGGAAGAATACCGAATTGCCCGGTTAAATGCAATTTACCGAGGTCTTTGGCATTCTTCAGTTTCCCCTTCAGCAGCCAGGTAAGGTCCGGAAGCTCCCGCAACTCATATATTGAGTTAATCGCGGAAAAGTCCGGCTTATCTGGTCTCATCTTAGAGTATGCCGATGCGGCTAGCGATGATGGGTCGTACTCAGTACTTCCAATCACGTCAAACGGAACCTTTGGTTGAAATACTAAACTTCCAGTATAGTATTCATCATTGATTCCGCCACGCCAGAGTTCTCCACATTCTTTCACGTCTTTGACGACATCCGTACCGATAAGTCGGAACGGGCCGCCAAC